ATATGAAATAATTGACAAAGAAAAATTTGAAAAAGCATTAGGTCTTATAAATTAGGCCACTATCGTTTTAATAAGGAAAATTAAAAATGAACAAATCGAAGATCAAAGTCTCCGAACTTTTTTTTTTTCAATCCAGGGCGAAGGCCGATATATGGGAGTGCCCAGTGTCTTTCTAAGAACTTTTGGTTGTAATTTTCGTTGTCGAGGCTTTGGCAGAGACAAAAACTCCATCCCAGATCAAGAAACACATAATCCTGAAGTAGTCTCTATTATTGATAATATTAATAGGTATCAAAATTACAAAAGTTTACCATTAGTCGAAACAGGATGCGATAGTTATGCTGCGGTCTATCCAGAATTCAAACATTTGAGTCCACTGGTTGAGATTGATGGCCTAGCTCAAAATATTGTTGATCTCCTTCCACACAAAGAATGGCAAGACGAACACTTAGTAATCACCGGCGGTGAACCATTACTGGGTTGGCAGCGTAGCTATCCAGAATTACTCAATCACGGCCTTATGCGTGGACTTACTGAGATCACTTTTGAAACCAATGGTACACAACCGTTGACTTCGGAGTTCAAAGAATCACTCAACGAGTGGCTGCGTTGGTATTATACTAAACCCAGAGAAATTACTTTCTCGGTATCTCCTAAACTCAGCGTCAGTGGTGAACGATTTGAAGATGCTATCAAACCCCAAATTGTTTCTGACTATGAGAGTGTGGGCTATACCTACTTGAAGTTTGTGGTCACTGGCATGAATGACATTGATGAAATTGAACACACGGTTCATCAATATCGAGATGAGGGATTTACTGGACCAATTTATCTTATGCCTGTGGGCGGTGTAGACAGTGTCTACCACGCACATAATCGACAGGTAGCAGAAGTGGCCATGAAGCTAGGCTATAGATACAGTGATCGACTTCAAGTGCCGCTTTTCAAGAATCAATGGGGCACATAATGAAATCTTTTCGAATGACCCGGAATGAATTTAAAAAATTACTAGAAATTTTTGAAAATCATAATCCTGATTATGTAGATTTAACATTTGATAATTCCAATGGAATTGGATCTGTAGTAACTGCTGAATTCGAAACTAGATCAAAAATTAAAATTGATATCACAGATATTGAAAGTTGGTAACATGTTAAATTGGTTTAAAAAAGTCACTGCTAAACAAACACAATCTCCAACCAAGTCTGCCAAAGACTTAGCTACCGAACAAGGGCAACCCTACATTAAAATAGTAAGTTTTGAACTAGACCCTAATAATTTACATCAAGGTAGTTTTGAACTAGATTGGAATGATAAATTCATAGCTGATTTGATCAGAGCAGGATATCAATTGAAAAAGGATGACAGCGATGCTGATATTGTCGATCGTTGGTTTCAAAATATCTGTAGACATGTGGTAATGGAAACCTATGAACAAGAACAAGCCATAGTTAATACCTATACCAAAGTAAGAGATTTGGGTAATGGTAGATCGGAAATCAGTTGATGCAAGCCTTCTCAATTACTGGAAATTCAAATCATATAACCGACCAACTCAGGCAATTAAGACAACAATGGGGACCACCAGGAACCGATTGGAACTTTGTAGGAAACTATAAACAAATTTCAGTTTATACTGTGAATAGTAAACTGATAGTTTGGCTATTACTGAGAGGATTCAGTAAAATTTGACAAAATTTCTGTTAGATACTATAATTAGCAATCACCACCACGAATTTCTATTATGAAATATCTTTTGATTGATACTGCTAATACTTTTTTCCGTGCTAGACATACTGCCTTTCGTGCCACAGACGAACAGGAAAAAGTTGGTTATGCTTTGCATGTCACATTGAGTTCAATTAACAAAGTATTCCGTAAATTCCAAGCTGATCATGTCATATTTGCTTTAGAAGGTCGCAGTTGGCGTAAGGATATCTATGAACCTTACAAAAAAAATCGTGCAGTAGCCCGAGCACAACTTAGTCCTAGTCAACAACAAGAAGACCGACTGTTCTGGGAAACCTACGATCACTTTGTTGAGTATCTTAAAACACAGACCAACTGCTCAGTTATTCGTCATGCCAATGCCGAAGCGGACGATATTATTGCTAGATTTATTGCATTACATCCTAAGGATGAACATATCATTATCAGCAGTGACACAGACTTTGTACAACTGCTGTCCGAACAGGTGCAGCAATACAATGGGATCACAGATGAATTGTTGACTGTAAATGGTATCTTTGACAGCCGAGGTCGTCCCTGTCAAGACCGTAAAACCAAAACTGCTAAACAAACGCCTGACCCTGAATGGTTATTGTTTGAGAAATGTATGCGTGGCGATCCCACAGACAATATCTTCTCTGCTTTCCCAAATGTCAGGCTTAAAAGCAGTAAAAATAAAATTGGTCTATTAGAAGCTTTTAACGATCGGCATCAAAAGGGATTCGCGTGGAATAATCTCATGTTGCAAAGGTGGATCGATCACAATGGCTCTGAACATAGAGTATTAGATGATTATCAACGCAATAGAACATTGATTGATCTCACACAGCAGCCCGACACAGTCAAAGAACAAGTTGATTCTGCAATCAAAGAACAAATACGCACTAGCGATATTGGTCAAGTGGGTTTAAAATTTATGCGTTTTTGCGGACGATATGAGTTAATTAAACTCAGCGAAACTGCAGAACAATACAGCACATGGCTGAATCAAAAATATCAAGGTCATTTATATGATAATAGCTAAACCGGTACTAAAGAATGAATTTTGGATCTTGCAAAAAGATCAAGAAAAAATTGGCAATATAGAATCTCGAAACAATATGGTTACTATTACCATCGGGAATAGAAAATTTCATGCTAAGAATATACAGTCATTGCGTAAAAATGACATAGTTTTCGAAAAAATTGCCATTAAAAAATCACCATCGACTACACAAGTCTATGGATATCCCACTGGCTGTCATGCTTTTAATCCCATGTGGGATGTCAAGAAAAAAATTCCTTTATTTACAAAAAGAAAGAAAAGTCGCTGTTGGTTTGCTGCAGGATGGTATGCAATTAAACAAAAGGATCAATGGCAAATCATACAGAATCCCAAACTCATTGCCGTAAAACGATATCAGTACTGTGGGCCCTATCATGATCGAACCACAGTGGAAGAAAAATTATTAACTGTCAACAAGGAACAAAATGCCTAATGTATTTCGAGATCAGGCCAAATTTATGCGAGCCTGCGATCAAACTGTAGATCATAATAATCAAGATCAATTCGATCTCTATCTTAAATTGATAAAAGAAGAAGCAGATGAATTACAAACCGCAGTTGATACCAATGATAGAATCGAACAACTAGATGCCTTGATTGACATTTTGGTTGTCACAATCGGTGCCATTCATAGTATGGGAGCCGACGGCGAAGCTGCATGGAAAGAAGTTATGCGTACAAACTTTGCCAAAATTGATCGAGAAACAGGCAAGGTACGCAAACGAGAAGATGGCAAGGTTCTAAAACCCCTGGGTTGGCAACCACCGGCATTGGAAAAATTTATTCAATCATGAGCTTGCATATTGATAGGTTTGTGGATTTAGTTAGATCTCACGATGCTCGGGGAAGAAAGGAAATCATTATGCCAATCCGCGATGCCCGTGATCTCATGGCCGATATTACTAAACTCCTTAATCAGCTACAGAACACGAACACAAACAACACATCTTCGACTACACAGACAGTAGAAATTACCGGCGGAAATTTTTGATAAATATTAGTAGATAATGAGGAGAACACAGTGAGTAGGCCAAAACCCAAAATCATAGCTGAGATTACAAATCGCAGCACATATCGCAGTGACCAAGTCTTGGCCAGTGAAGGTATTTGGGCAGTGTTCTACAATGAACAGCCTATAAACTTAAAGACCTGTAATCTCTTAACCAGCATTCCGGGTCCAAAATACCGTAAAGTCAGTTTCAGTAACAAAGGTCATGCTATCAATCTAGCAAGGAAACTCAATACACAATTTAGAACTGACAAATTCTGTGTAGTATTGTTAAAGTCTGGGCAAAAGATCTACCCCGATGACCAAAAATGACTACTTGGAATTATTGCAAAAAAACTGTAGAGATTTTGGAGAAATTTGGGCCAACCCCAATCCACGAAGTTTTAAATTAACTGATATTGGTAGACATGTATTTCAACATTACAGCGGCTTGGATTCAACTGTAATTAAGTTACCAATTGAGAAAATACAGACATGGTGGATGTTAAAACTAGACAAGGTAATGACAAGTCCATTTTGGTATACAATCAAAAAAAGACACAGCGTAGATCTATCAATACATCTGGAAATTTTTGGACAATCGGATCAAGCTATGATGATAGTTTTGTATGGCGATCTTGCTAAATTTTTGCAAAATTATAGGTTATAAAGGTGAAATTTTTGTGGGATTTTTGCCACAAAAAGACTTGACAATAAAGGTGCTATGTACTACAATAGCATTATGAGAAAGAAACGAACTGATAGAAATCACATCATTTACATGTTAGAATGTAATGATGAGTATTACATCGGGGTTACGGCCAAGACTCAAAGTACCATTAACAAGAGTCTTATGGTAAGGTGGAATAAACACATTTACCGTAGCCGTAGCGAAGACAAATCGTGGAAGCTCTACGAAGCTATTAGAAAATTCGGCGAGGAAGCTTTTACAGTCAGTATTGTGTCTGTCATTCGCGGAAAAAAACAAGCCCACGAAGTTGAGCGTTCGCTTATTCGCGAATATCAACCCAGTCTAAATACTGATTGTAGAGTCGCTGCTTGAATTTCCTAGTGTTTCTTAAATCAAAGATAAATATATTTTTGCACTACTAAAAAAGGAACAAATATGAAAAAATCTCTAATCGGCCTAGCTTTATTAGCGTCTGTTACTACTGCTTCAGCCTTGGATTTTGGTGTTGGTTATAATCGCAACATCACAAATGATGTTGATGGTTATGGACTCAGTGCCAGTCAATCCTGGGGTAATGTTAGTTTGACTGCCGCTGTTGATCGTTTTGAAGTTGGCAACAAAGTCAGCGATCATGTTACCGTTGTTGCAGGTTATACAGTGGCTAAAGTATGGGGTATTGCTATCGAAGGGCAAGTCGGGGCTACCTATATTCAGTCCGACACAGCCAAAGATGGACTAACTTCTGTGGTCGGTGTTGGTGCTAGTATGCCATTGACCAAAAGTCTCGCATTGGTTGCAGATGCACGACGCACCATTGGTTTCGATGACATGAAAGTTCATAACGGCACAGGTCTTGGTTTGGGTATTCGTTATTCATTCTAATTGACTTACTAAACCAAATAGGCCCGTTACGGGCCTATTTTTTTGGCTAATTTTTCTAGAAAGTCTAGTCGACAGCACTATAAGAATTTGTTATAATATAGAATGAGTAGGTTATTACGCGATCGCAATTTTAATTTTTGTCTAGATCTTAACGATCAATATAGACAAGAAATAGAACAATATTGCCAGGATGTAATTGGGAAACGAACATTTTATCTAAGTTCCTGTTATGGTGGCAAACAGTGGGCAATGACTGGTTTGGGCAAAAAACTTCAGGTCTTTGTTGACGACAGCAATCACGCAATCTTACTGAAAATTAAATATTCTTAACAGAGAAAAAAAATGGAATCAATTGAAATTCGCAAAGCCACTAACGGTTTTATTGTCGTCGTCAACGATGAAGACTCCAGTAAGGAATTTGTCTTTGACAGTTATCGACGGGTACTGAAATTTATTAAAGAATTTCTAGATGCTGATGCAGTAAAGAAGTAATTACAATTTGTGAATGCTGCATAGACCTAGCACGCTCAAAATGCGTAGGTAAAAGTATCCTAGATCAAATTCATACCACTGTGAACTAAATTTAGCACCGTGTGGATTATTATGGTGTGCATTGTGTAATTCTTCACCACAAATTATAATCCCTATTGGTATGATATTACGGCTGTTGTCTCGCGTGTCAAAGCCTCTATAACCAATGGCATGTCCTAGACCATTAATGACATTGGCAGCTAAGACTGGTATACAAATCATCTGTAAAATCCAAATAAGCATTCCCCAATATGAAAATAAAATGCAATCCACTACCAATAGTAACACCACACCCAACCAGTGATATGGAGTATAGAGTTTTTGTTCGATCCAGTCATCAGGAGTGCCGCGACCATAGGCTTCCATTGTGTCGACATTTTTGGCAGCACGATGATAGTAAATAAAACCCTTGAATAAAATCTCTTTTAGACCATATACCATAGGACTGTGTGGATCACCTTGTTGGTCTGTAAACCTATGATGTTTTCTATGTATGGCCACCCACTGTTGGGTAATCATGCCAGTTGTCAACCATAACCAAAATCTCATAAAATGTGATATAGCAGGATGAAAATCTACTGCTCTGTGTGCTTGATGTCTATGCAAATACAGTGTGACTGAAATTATTGTTAGATGTATTGTTATTAAGGTATATACTATAGCCATCAAATATTTAGCCAAGAAAGATTATCTTAAACACATAATTTTACCTTTATCAGGCCAGAATACTTGTTTGTCTAGGACAAATACTGTACAATCAGTTCTTCATAAATTTAAGGAGAAAAATATGAAAACCGTTGGTGATCGTCTCGACGCCTTTGTTATGACCGGAGTCAAACCCGGACAACCTGCTGATGCATTTTTTGATATTACAGAAGAAAGTTTTAAGGGCAAATGGAAAGTAATCGTCTATTACCCAAAAGATTTTACCTTTGTTTGCCCCACTGAAATTGTGGCCTATGATCGACTTTTCCAGGACTTCGAAGACCGTGATGCTGTTTTATTGACTGGTAGTACAGACAATGAATTTTGCAAGGTAGCCTGGCAAAAATCACATCCTGATCTACAAAAGATTCGTCACATTCAATTCGCTGATACACAACGGTGGAATTGGAATGAAGGCAAATCAAGAGGTCTAATTGAGCAACTGGGTGTGTTCTACGAACCAGCTGGTGCAGCCCTAAGAGCTACATTCATTGTTGATCCCGACAATGTTATTCAACATGTCACAGTCAACAATCTCAACGTTGGTCGTAGCCCCGAAGAAACACTACGGGTTCTAGATAGTCTTCAGACCGGAGAACTCTGTGCCTGTAACCGTGCTGTAGGCGGCGAAACTCTTAAAGTATAATGCGTTGCCCTTACCTTGATGATCAAGAACTATGTAGTATCTACCCTCAACGATTTAGTTGTTGTAGAAATTTTCCTAATAGAACAGAAGGCATGTTCTGTGCAGAAACTACTAGATGTGTTTACGATGATCAAGGTAATTTAGATTGTTTCAATTGCAAGGATAAGTGTTGCAATCATTTGGCAATTTCTGACAATACTCCAATTTGGGAAGTTGCTAGATTATTAGACATAAGTTGTAACTCTTGTAAAGATTTATACTGTAAATAGGAAAAAACATATGAACTGGGTCGATAATATCAAAGAAGGTCTACCAGACTACGCCAAAGACACACGGCTCAATCTCGATGCTGTATTAAAACGCAGCACACTGGACCCACTCGAAGCCGAGTGTGTGGCATTGGCTGCTGTAATTGCTACTGGAAACAGTCGACTATGGACATGGATCTCTGGTCAGATTAATAATCCCACTGAAACCAATGCTGCCATAACAGCCGCATCACTCATGGCCATGACCAATGTCTGGTACCCATATGTGGAAATGGCAGCAGATGATCAATTGAAAGGGCTACCTGCTCAACTAAGAATGAATGCCATTGCCTCACACGGTGGTACCACTCGGGCTCGCTTTGAGGCCTATAGTCTTGCAGCCAGCATTGTGGGCCGGTGTCATTTCTGTGTTCGTGCTCATTATGATACATTAAAGAAAGAAGGGTATAGTATAGAACAGCTTCGTGACATCGGTCGTATAGCTGCTGTTATGACTGCTGTAAGTCGTGTTATGGTAGGATAAACAATGCTAGAAACCATAGGTGAAATTTTTCGCGAAGGATATCGTCGAGGGTGGGTAACCACTCGTGATGGTAATGCCAGTTTGCGGTATAATACAGTAGATCATTTTCATATAACTCCCAAAGGTATTAGAAAACAGACTCTACAACCCGACATGTTTAAGAAAATCGGCATTAGCAAAGATACTTGGTATGAAATGCCATATACTGCAATCAGTAGCGAACTAGAGCCCAGCGGTGAACTTCCTATGCATTGGGGACTGCAGAGACAAATTAACACTGAAGTAAGAGTTGTCCTGCATATGCACCCCACCTATATCAATGCTGCTATGTATCGGGGCATTGATCTACAAAAACTGGTGGATGAATTTCCTGAACTCAGTAGATATACCAGTGTGGGACCCACAGTGCCCATGATCCCTCCCATTACACAAGAGTTGGCGGATGCCTGTATTGAAAATATTGGGGTACAGGCTGATGGTAGTCTAAAGTACAACATAATTGGCATGGATCGACATGGGGTCATTGCTGTGGATACCAGCCCTTGGCGAGCATTTGAGCACATGGAACGACTTGAGCATATCTGTCAAATTGTTCTGGCTAGCAAATTTTAAAAGTTCAAAACTTTTCGATAATATTTAACAGTGATATCCAACCTTGCTTTTGAATTAAGGTAAGGTTGGATTCCTAATCGACGATTATTTTGGAATAGTCTGTGGCGTATATCAGGATTTTTCTATTAGATATATGTGTTCAAACCCCTTGCCAACATCATGTGAAATTTTGTTTGTGATATGCCCATTGATTGACTGTGAAAATTTATCTTCCCACCATTGGTCATTCTCAATAATAAGGTGTGCATTTTTTCCATTGGGTAGATACTTTCCTGCGGGATAACAGGCTACTAACAGTACTGCCTTTTTAGTAAACAAAGTGTCAATCAGCTGTAAATTACTGTCTAAAAATTCCAATTCGATGTGCTCTAAGACATCAAGACATATTAACATATCACTGGGCTTATTTGGCAATGACATAAATCTTGAGACCCCTGGATCATATCCTTGACAATTTATATTTGGATATTCAGTACTGATTTTATCTACTAACTCGCCCCAACAACATCCAAAATCTAATATAGTAGAAATATCAGCTGTAATATAATTGGCAATAAAATTGAATTTTTGACTACCGCCTGAGAAAAATTTGTTATTATGAGATTCGACTAGTAAATTTTGATAACTCTGACTTATATACATAAACTTGCTTTACTGTAATGTAGCGGTATTCACTAAAAAAATTTACAATATGATTTTAATTGGATGTAATTTTATCCAGAATATCTTGAAATCTACGAAGATCTCCGGCGCCCCAGGCTTCTGGATTGATCCCAGGCGGGTTAGGATTTGCTCGCCCACTAGCATCTGGCTGTAATCCGGCCAAGTATTGCATAGCCCTTAATCTTACATCAGCCCCAAGACCACCACCCGAAGGAATCTGTGTATTAACGTTTGGTTCGGGCTTGGGTTCGGGCTTGGGTTCGGGCTTGGGTTCGGGCTTGGGTTCGGGCTTGGGTTCGGGCTTGGGTTCGGGCTTGGGTTCGGGCTTGGGTTCGGGCTTGGGTTCGGGCTTGGACAGCGTAGGCACCGGAGGTGCAGCTAACGTTCGTCCTGCACCAGGCGGTTGAGCAGGTTCTGCTTGTCCAGGAACCGGGCGTTCTGCCCTATTGCTTGCCGAGGGTCCTCCCCGAGCAGTCGGTGTAATCACTCTATTAGAGGCAGGTTCCCTATAGTCAAGACTCCCTCTAGGCAAGTCGCGTTGTCTTGCTGGAGTTACATCAACATCTCTGGGTCTAATCGGCGGGGGTGCAGGTTCGCTTTGTCTTGCATCCATTGGGCGATCGGGTCCTCTCGGTGTTGGTCTCAGTGCAGTGGGTTGAGGTGGATAATTGGATGTCGCATAACTGGGTGGTTCTGGTAAACGATCGGGTCCTCTCGGTGTTGGTCTCAGTGCAGTGGGTTGAGGTGGATAATTGGATGTCGCATAACTGGGTGGTTCTGGTAAACGATCGGGTCCTCTCGGTGTTGGTCTCAGTGCAGTGGGGACTTCACTAGGCGCTTGACTGGGGTCGCGATTTGCTTGTTGTCTAGCTTGTGTAGCGGCATCTCTAGGTCCGCCTCCTGTAGAACTAGGCACAATTATACTAGATCCGCCCACAGTGGAATCGCTGGGTTCTCGTCTACCTTGTGGGAAAGCAGGACGGTCAACTGTGACATTTCTTGGTTGAAAGGTAGTACTAGATACAGGTTCATTTTGTCTAGGATCTAATCTTGGTAAAATGCTGGGTGTCGTTCTTCCTTGTAGTATATCCCTAATAGGACCCGAAGGAAGTAAATCAGTGATACCGGGTCTGGTAATTGTAGCGCCAGGTGCAGACATTGATTGTCCCGGTGTTCTTTGAGAAGCTGCCGAACCCGAAGTTCCGGTTCTTGGTATGGCAGGCTGACTTTGTCCCACTCTGGATCCCGACCCTGTGCCAGGCGGTCTAGGCCCTGGTCTTACTGGTTGCTCGAATAAATCTTTTAAGTTCATATTAAATGTATTTATATTTTTTTCAATTAACCCGAACCTAGTCTCCAAAGTATATTTTGTGCCCGTTTTCTTAGTTTACTGACAAATTCTTCTTCAGTTAAAATGCCTTTGGCAGTGTTGCAGCGTCGACATGTTACTTGCAGATTGTCATAAGTGGTAGCACCTCCTTGGCTTTCCGGAACGATATGATCTAAATGAACCTCTTGATCAGTCAAATCATCATCGCAATATACACAAAAAAGACCATCACGCTCGATGACTTGACGCCTTATGTGTGTGGGAATTCTTTGTTTTTTCATGCCCATATTTATATAAAAATAAATACACCATGCATCTAAACAATTATCACTTTACTATGAAATCAATGCTGTAGTCGCATAGTATAAGATTTAGCCCCTTTAGTTAAAAAGTATAACAGTTGCCTTGTAAGCATCAATCGGAGGAGCGTTACCTTCAAGGGGCACCAATTTTTGCTGGTTTTAAAGTCGAATGTATAAATGCCTTACTATAAAAAAGCCTTTGATGTTGAATATCTAGAACAAGCCAAACATGTTGTTCTGACAGGCAATGATAACAATAAAGAAAAATTTCAACAAGAAACCGATTTTTTAATTAGTCTCATTGAACAACATATCAAAATTGATTCTAACAGTCTAGTCTTAGATTTTGGTTGCGGTATGGGCCGAATATCAAAAGAACTAATTAGAAAATTTGACTGCGAAGTCTACGGTCAAGATATCAGCGATACAATGTTACAGTTTGCATTGATTTACACCAGCACAGTAAATGTCAAAAAATTTCATGCTGTTAAACACTACAACAGAGAAAATAGCATAGATGTGGCGTTAAGTATCTTAGTTTTACAGCATACAGAAGATCCTAAAAAAGAACTAGATCGAATATATAAAGTGCTTAAACCCAACGGTGATTTTATTTTAGTTAATGAAAACAAAAGGTTCATACCTGTAGGGGTTGACAGTGATAGATATGTTATCTGGCATGATGATGGATTTGATATCAAAGGTCATGCAGATAGTCTGTTTAACCTGACTAACGAAGTTCGATATTTGGAAACTGATAAGTCTGTGTTTTTTTACAAAAAATAACTTTAAATACCAACAAATCTCTAAGTTATAAGTAAAGTATTATTAGAGTAAGGGTTGCAAACGGAAATAAAGATAATTTAGTGATGTGGATGAGTGGCTTAAATCGGCACCCTGCTAAGGTGTTGTCTGTAGTAATACGGACCGTGGGTTCGAATCCCACCATCACTGCCAATAATAATCCGGGTTCAGGGTTCGAATCCCTGTACTTCCGACATTGAGTTACAATCCGAAATCTTGGCAAGATAAAAACTTATTTAAATAATTTTTCAGTAACTGAACACGGATAATCAAGTGTATAATCAAGAAATAGATCTCAATGAGGTCAGAGAATTTGTTGAAAATGCTGGCCCTAACACTAAAATTTATATTGGCTGCGATTCGGCTGTGATATACCGAGACAGGGTAGAATATGTAGAGTATACTACCACTATAGTAGTACATATCGGAGGCAGATATGGGTGCCGTGTATTCGGTCAACTCGAACGACAGACAAATTTTGAAAAAAACAAAAATCGACCTAGATTACGATTAATGAACGAAGTTTATCGTGCAGCCGACATGTACTTGAAGTTAGCAGAAATGGTAGATGTAGAAATAGAAGTGCATCTAGATATAAACCCCGACGGTCTACATAACAGCAATATAGTTTTAAATGAGGCCATTGGTTACATTAAAGGACTTTGCAATGTGATACCTATAGTCAAACCCGACGCCATAGCAGCCACTGGTGCAGCAGATAAATTTAAAAGAAAATTGTTAAATTGTTAACCAGGCAGTCATGTACCAAATAGTTTTACCATTGATACTTCAACCTTTTCACTGCAAAGATCTTGTGAGATTAGGTAAGGATCACGACGGCGGGTATTTGGTAAATTCCTGTGACATTGAAAAAACACAACATTTAATCAGTTTCGGTATGGGCGAAGATTGGAGTTTTGAAGAAGACTTCTGTGTCAGACAAAACTGTAATCTGTCTGTCTATGATGGCAGTGTTGACCCAGAAAAATTTAGAAATTTTCGAGCTTATCAGAATTTTTTCACTGACAACAAACAACATCTAAGAAAAAATGTAGGACCTGGCAACAATTCTATTGCTGTACAAAACATAATTACTGAGCCACTGACATTTTTAAAATGCGACATTGAAGGTAACGAGTATGATATTTTGGATTCCTTGATTGGTCTAAGACAGAATTTCTCGGGTATGATAATAGAATTTCACATGGTCAATGACAATAAAAACTACAATAAAATGATAAATTTCATTGCTAAAATCGGTATGCCTTTAATACATTTACATGTCAACAATTATTTCTATTACAAAACTAACAATACAGCCGTACCTGACATACTAGAATTGACCTTTACCAGCAGCGATAACTTTGTCTATGATACCAGTCTTTCTTTGCCACACAAGCTAGATCAAGAAAACAATCCCCACTACAGGGATTTTTCGATAACCTTTTAAAGATGATTCCCAAAATAGTTCATATCAGCTGGGTCAGCGAAGACATAGTCGACAGTAAAAATCCCATCGTCTTAAATGGTCTTAGAAATGTCATTGACATGAATCCCGACTGGACAGTGAAAATAAACATTGACAGTGATGTTAGAAAATACCTGAGAGAAAATCTTTCTCTTAGCGATTATGCTTTGTTAGTAGATAGACCATTTGTAGAACTCTGCGACCTTTGGCGTTTGATAAAGGTCTATAACGAAGGAGGTTTATACATTGATATTGACAGATACTATAATATACCAATGCATTCTGTCATTGACAACGACCTTATTCAGCTACTTTTGCCTATCAATGGTGATTATGATTTCAGCCAAGACTTGATCTGTAGTGCACCCGGTAATCCTTTCCTCCGTGCTGCCATTGATCTCAATACAGCAAGAAGAAGGGCAGGTTCAAAGAACACTTATTATTTAGGTGCACAGACTTATATGCATGCCATTACACAGACCTTGTTTGGACAAATAATAGATACAGATCCTGGCCAAAAAGTATTCGCTGATATTAAGAAACATCTCAGCAATATACCATTTGTAAAAATTTATACTGAAATTTTACCCAACGATACGCTAGTATACAGACACAATGAAGAAACTTACCTGTCAGGCAATGGGCAGGGCAAAGTTGAACTTTATAGAGATTTTGCCGTCAGGCATTGGATGGAAGATTAGATCCCCATGTATAGTCTTTGATATCAACACTGACTGCTATTCTGTAACTTTGCAATCCAGTTACAGTATGAAAAACATCTGTTTTAATTCTGTGCCATTTCTGCAGTTGAATTTTTTCTCGGTAAACTAAAGTTTTATTATTATCAAAAAAACAGGTCCTGGCCATAGGTCCACCGTCGCAAAGTATATAATTAAATGCCACAGTTCTTCCCTGATCTTTGTGTATGTCTAAACCCTGAGTTATAATTTGATATTGCACAAAACTGTTTGTGTCAAAGAGGTTTTTTGTCCAGTCAGACAGATTATCATTGACTAATCTAGTTTGAAAGCTTTTGTATTGTGTAGATATCAAACTGTTTGGTTTAGGAGGTTTGTTAACAATCTCGTTCAATGGTTCTAGTAGTTCTTGTGGTATTGACGGTAAATCTAAATAAACTAAGTAATCATTCATTTTTATACTTAGCAATAATACTGAAATAAATAACACATTCTCCGAGTCGTATAGCCAGGTCATTATCCGTGGTTTGGGACCATGTGACGGCGGTTCGAATCCGTCCTCGGAGACCAAAATTAGATGATACCAATACAGGATAAACCTCCAGTTGAATGGAATGTTGCCAGTAAAATTTTCCTCAAAGAGAATTTTTTACCTGTTGAAGTCTGTCAGAACATAATCACACAAGATGGTCAAACAGTTAAGAAAAATATTAATAAATATCAAACTGTTTTCCAAACTGATTTTTCTTCATGTCTATTAGGACACGGCCATTGGATACACGAAACTCTGCAGCCATTATGGCAAGAAATAATTGACTACTATCAGTTTGATATAGATTTTGTAGAGGCATACGAATTAAAAAGATATCAAAATTCTAATTTTTTTGGCAAACACATAGACAATTATGCCAGCTTACAGTGTAATCTTGATAGAAAATTAACAATGAGTATACAGTTGTCATCTCCCCAGGACTACACAGGAGGCAACCTAGAGATACTTAATATTAGGCAGCCCAACAGTCAGGGCACTATAGTGGTTTTTCCTGCTTTTTTCTCGCATAGAGTTTGCCCGGTCTCTGATGGAGTAAGGTGGTCATTGGTAACATGGGCGTGGGGACCATACTGGAAATAATCTAGACTAAGGTCGGACATGATTGATGCCTATTTATTCAAACATCTCTTCGGTAAAAATAAATATAAGATGCAACTTTACTATCCTATTGATTTGAAATGTTGGGATCTAATCCGTCGTCTTACCATTGAACAAACCAATAATCTTTCGCCAAAATTATCTCACATTCAACGTATAAAGTTATCCGCCAGTGATAAAATTTTTATCGATAACGAATTAACAAAAATCGGATTACCTAAATGTAAGTCTTTGCTTGCATTTAAACGAGCATGGCCAAAATTTAAACCCTCTCCACAACATCTTCATGTTGATTGGTTTGGAGATGACGAAATCAATCATGTCAGTATTGTTTTCCCAGTTGAAAATTGTCAGGGCACAGCACAATTTTGGTATAACGGAGATTACAGACTACATAAAGAAGTAATCGGTACTAATAGTATCACTGCTTATTACAAAGTCATTGGGGGGAATCTTGATCTACTAGATCAAGTTGAAATTTTCGATTCACCAATGATTATTCGAACTGACATACCTCATAGTGCTTATTGTGGTTCTAAATATAGATTAGTCTGCACTTTACGATTTGAAACAAATATTGATATTGAAACTTCTTGTTCTAAATTGTCCTCGTAATTGCATCAAAATGAAAACAATTAAAATCGTAAGTGTCAGTGGACCACATATAAATTTGGTATATGTAGATCCTGTCAACTGGCTGCTAAAAATATTTCATCAAAATCAATCCCACTCCAAAAATGATTATGTCTGGAGTAATCCGACATTTTTATTTCGTGATAATCCCGATAATTTTGAAATGCTTGCAAATGAGGTAGAACGAGATAAAGTCAATGTATTGGGTTTTAGTATGTATATATGGTCTAGAGAAACGATCTTGACTCTTGCCGCAAGAATAAAAGAAAAATTTCCTAGTTTGACAATTGTGCTCGGTGGTCCAGAAGTAGATGCACATATAAATCCCATGTTTTATAGACATCATCCATATATAGATTATTGTATCTATGGGGACGGAGAAGAATCATTTTCGTTGTTACTTGATTATATTGCCGGGCACAACGTTGAACTTGTAAATCTAGTATTTAGAAACAAAATTTATTCGCATACAGTGTTCAACGATAGAAAAGTTTTAGACTTGAGTCCTTTTATCACCTATAGTTCAGAAATAAAAGAACATCTCAACACAATACATGCAGATCTAATAAAAGTTTATAAAATAAATGACTTAGAATTATCCGGTGATCAAGCATGGAAAAAAATTGTTTTGGTTTGGGAAACTACCAAGGGCTGCCCTTATTCATGTAGTTTTTGTGATTGGAGCAGTGGATTACACAATAAAGTAAGAGTTTGGGGAGACAAGTCCCAAGAAATACCGTATTGGCAGCAAGAAATTGATTTATTTTTTAGTTGGAATATCTATTATATTTACTGGACTAATCCAAATGTTGGATTGACTCCGCAAGATCGTCATATTGTAAAATATTGGTGTGAAAAGCGTTTGAATAATAAGCGCACCGGTCCGAAAATCTATGCACCTCAATGGAGCAAGCTCAAGAAAGATGTGGTATTTGAGTTGCTTGATCTTATGTTGTCATCCGGAGTGACAGAGTTTTTCAAGGCTGATCTTCAAGATCTAGACACAGATGTTCTAGAAAAAATAGATAGACCTGAGGTGCCATGGGAAATTCACAGAGAGTACATAAAGAAATTACTAACAAAACATAATATTACTAGTAACGCTAACTGGCAGCATAGACTAAATTTTATTTGGGGATTACCAGGGCAAACTCTTGATAATTTACGCACTAATCTTGAAGAATCAGGTAAGTTAAAACTCTATGGCCATCATTTGCCGTTTGAACTAATTCCCATGAGTCCAGCGGCTAAACCTGCATATATTGAAAAGTTCAAAATCAAAATAGATAGAGTCACAGTTGTTGGACATAGTGATGTTTTCAAAAATGAATCATTATCTAGAAATTGGACCATAGATCGAGCTGTTATATCAAATTCGAGTCTTTCGGAAAAAGAATGGTTCACTGGAATATTTTTATTTTATGTCTATGTTGCATTGTCATCTAAATTAAATTTACATGGTAGAGAAACTCGAATAATCGATAATCGCCATCGTATACAGTCTACAATTGACAAAAGTTTTCAATATTTTTTAACGACGCGACGGATAGCAATTGAGATTTCAGGAACTGAAAAAAGCATTTATCAATATGTAGAAAATAATATCGACGATCTTAGATCTTTTTATTATCTGAACGATGAATGTGGTTAAATAGATTTACAAACCTGGAAAACATGTCATGAAAAAAACTCTTTTAACAGCTTTAACAGCATTGACGATTTTATCTGCTCAAGCCGGCGAAAAATGCGGGGTGATCGTCGATTACCCCCCGGGTGGTACCAGTGATAGATATGCAAGACTATTACAAAAATACAATCCAGATTTTAAGATTGAATATAAAGTTGGTGGACAAAGTGTGCCGGCAATGAATTTTCTATCTGAAAATCCTACATATATTTACATGGGTAGTCCGGTTTTATTCGGACCATCTAGCCCAATGAAAGATCCCCCGATTGAACTTTATAAAATCTTGATTGCTGCGCCGATACTAGCGGTCACCACCCGCACAGATTTGAACTTTCGAGATATTCTGAATAATAAGATAAACATTGGTGTTCCCGGCTTTGGCACTGCCCATCACTTCATTGGTGAGCAACTCAAATCTGTAAATCCCAAAGTAGAAGTTATATCTACTGGTGGAGATGCTAAGGCTTTGCCGCTGATAATGAATAAGGACATTGACTTATACTTGATCAGTGCCACAAGTGGTTTGAATTGGTTGAAACAGTTTCAGTCTGTCAATAAAACTTTTGAAGTTCGTATGGATAAGCCTTATCAATCAAATGGAATTACCTTGACTAGTGTAGGATTTAACGGGGCCTTTATACTAAAAACCGCATCGGCAGAACAAAAAGAAATCGCCCGGCGATGCTTGGATAAAGCCATTTCGAATGTCGGGTGGACTCGTGATCTCGAACAGATGGGCGCAGGTCCCGTTCAGATTGCCGGCGAAGCTAAAGATAAAGAACTTCAGAAATATATTGAGATGAGTACCAGATATCGTAGATGATAACTGATCATAAAATTGCTTTAGATTTTGCAAAAATTACAAACAGTGGATACTGGTCAGTTGATGACCAGTATCTTTTTTTTAACAAAGCAGAGTGTCTACGATTTGCCAGTCTGAATGACAATAGTGAAGTGCGCTATCATTTTTTTGATGATTTTTACAATAGTTTATCATGGCATGAGCCGATTCAGGGACTTGAAGAACTCTATAAAAAACGTGCATTGCAACTAAGAGAAAAATACGATTATTTAGTTATTGCTTTTAGCGGCGGTGCAGATAGCTCAAACATTATCGATGTGTTTCTAGATAATAGAATTCATTTGGATGAAATCATTACATCCTATCCGACTCAGGTCATCGAAAAACTTAAATCAACTTTTGATAAAAATGATCGTCGTGCTTGTAATTTGATTTTTGAATATTCTGAGGCTGCTATTCCTAAATTAGATGAAGTAAAAATAAAAAGTCCCAGCACAAAGATAACAGTACTAGATCATAGCAATGCCAGCATTGATCTTATTATGAGCAACAGTCTGCACAAACTGCCAGTCGGGGGCCTTGGTGCCAGTCCTAGCCTAGCCGGGCATCACATGATTGCCAAACGAATGCGTGAACTATGCGAAAAACATAACGCAGTTCTGATAACTGGTGTGGATAAACCCAGAATTGGCTATAACCCCAAATCTAAAAAATTCGGAGTATGGTTCGATGATGTCAGCGGAGTATGGGGTAATCACACTCTGGATAGCTTTCAAGGATTTATACCACAAACCGAACACTTTTACTATTCGATTGATTGTCCTGAATTATGGATGAAACAGATTTTTATTCTTCGAAGAATATTGCATGGTATAGAAAACAACGATGTCGAAAAACCGGCCACAAGATTGCATTATATAACAAAAAGAGGAAATCATGTTTATTATATGCATTCTAATTTTTTCAAGAAAATTCTTTATAAAAACTGGGATACAAAAATTTTTCAGGCGGGAAAACCTACAGGGTATTTCTTTCAAGAACACAGTGATTGGTTTTTTAAGACAAATTTAACTGATCAACGGACCAAAGATTATCATTATGGACAAGTAATCGAAATGATTCACGGAATATCTAACAAATATATCAAGAGAGATTCAACTGGCAAACCATTGAAATTTCACGAGATGATGACCAGGATAATAACACTATGATCAGAGAAATATATCTTCCGTCGCCAAGTCAGAAAATACTTGAAAAAATCGAAAGAATGCTAAGTGTGCCAGACATAGATCTAGAACTTGCACTGAAAAGAAAACACGATTACATACAAAATTTTCAGAGGAATTCTGTGAGCAGAAAATTTATAGAGGATGATGAGGAGCTAAATCAGTTAGCCCAAAACGAGTATAAATTTTTTTTTAATGAAAAATTCCAAGCATCTTTGGGTATCATAAGAAACATAGGATTTGAAAAATTTGCGTGCTGGCCACCACACACAGATCGAGTCAGAATTTTTGCTTTGAATTATTACCTTAGAGAAGGAGGAGAGTATGTAACAACTGTCACTTACAACACTCTTGATCATAACATCGCCGGAGAAGGTACTGGTAAAATATACAAATACGAAGATTTATCTATCGATAAAATTTATCATCTAAAAATGAATTCTTGGTATGCACTTAGCGTAAGACAAGCTCATAGTATCGAGAACATTGAAAACATGAGGTTGATTTTTACTCTTAGCTTTCATGATATAACATATCATGAGTTTCAGGGCAAATACAATCACTTATTTCAGTAGTCATTAAGTTATTTCTATTGAATTCAATATAATATTATTTTGTGTATTATAAACTAGCATTTCATCTCGTGCAGTAATAATAACCGGATCATTAAACCAAATGTTAAATCCTTCATCTGTTAGTTCATTCACAGTGGTCATTACAAGACCATTATCACTATAACTTCTAGATTGCTTTAGAAGATTAGCATCAATCAATGTTTCTTTAATGTAGTTTTGATAAAAAGAGTTTCCTGCGGAAATTTCATGCTCAAAAAACCACACAACGTCGGTACTAGGTCTGACAGAAACAGAAGTTATAGTTATAGTGTTCATTTCGATGCCTCCGAACTGATTTTCTGTAATAGATCTTTATCTATAATTGAATCGTACTGAACATAGACTTTTTGAGTCTTTGATTTTAGCTTTTGTTTCTCCTCACTGGTCAATCTAATAATCTTTACTCCAGCAGATTTCATTTTTTCTAGACTTTCCAGACCGTCTTTGATGCTAAGTTTTCTTTCATTTGCTGCTGCTTTTTTGGCAGCTTGTAAAAATGCAGTCTGAACTTCCTGCGGTAAAATAGAAAACCATTGCTTATTCACCACGATGCTTGTTAAAAATAAGCTGTGTTCTGTATCAATGATTGTTTTGATCCAAGATTCGCAATTGTCTGGAAACAATCTTTGAGCAACATGCTCAGCTCCAATGACATGTTGTTTCACTACGGCATCAGTGACTTCATCAATTTCTGTGGGTATCGGAGTAAACCCCAAGGCAGAAATGTTTGTCTGAGCAATAGGACTTCTTCCACTTCTGATATTCGAACCATGTGCTTGACTTAGTTCAGTAATATCTAAAGCAAACGGCATAAGTCTAAATCCACCACTATATGTAAATGCTAATCCACGCAGACTGCTATGGTCTGTAAAAGAATTGAGTAATTTGTCGCCCACTTCCCCATCTAACACTCGTTCAGCATGTTTATGATCAGTAAACAAATACGGAAGATCAAGTATATTCATTTCGGGATTTGATTTTCTGGCCAGACTTGAAGTCTGCATTTGAGCAATTTGAATTTCATTGCTCTTTAAAAAATCACTTAGATTGTGTCGATCTACTTTAGTATCGGGATTAAATTTTGAGTTATACTCTAGATCAGTGTAGATATTCGCGACGATTTCATAATCTTTGCAGTAGTCATTCACGATATTTTTGAAGTCTTCTGCTACTCTATAAAATAGATATGCCGGCTCGTGTGCGATAACCCAAGTGATTGATATCTTTTTCATATTTGTCTCCTATGACGTATTTATCTTTTTTGTTTTATTTTACTATCACACCGCTTGTTGCAATTTTCCAAAATGTCTTATTAGTTTCATTTAAGATCGTTAGTTCCGAATCTGAATAACTTTTCTGACTGCCATAATCTTTTTGACAAAATTCTTGAACTTTTGTAGTAGTTTTAGATCTTGAAAATATTTCACGAAGTTTTTGTAAAAGCGCCGAGTCGGCATTCTTGTCTAGAAAAATGAAATAACTATTGGTTATTGACTCAGTACCAGTGATATTCTGCGAGGCCAAAGTTCGATAATTCCCAAATGATTTACTGCCAGTAATACCAATGATCTTAATGCGAGAATTTTCTGTAATTCTTCTCTCACCAAGGAAGTCAATACTAAGATCTATGTGTGCACCAAGAACATCGGCGGTAGCTTCTGGGGTTCCTTTATAGAATACCTCAGATATCTGAAGATTATTCAACACAAATCTTCGTGTTACTAGATTAGTAATAGATCCCGGGATAACACCCACGGTGACTGATCTTGACCGTAGTTCATCAATTGTAGAATACTTTGTACTAAACACAGCCAATGGCTGATCGTTACAAACTACTTCAACAAGATTGAATTTATTGACATCATGACTGTCTGAATACAGCAATGGCCGAATATAAAAACTGCTAGTACTGATCAAAATACTCGAGCCACCAGACAAAGAACTGTTTGCTGCAATGGAACCACCGGCACCGGGTTTGTGTGCAAACACAAATTTGTAATCAGTTTGTTGAGCATTTGCCTCAGAAAGCAAAGCTCTGATCATATTGGCCTGGGTGCTTGCAACAGAAAATGGCCAGTGAACTTGTATGGTCTGAGCAGCAAAAATACTTTTTGAAAAGACTAGCAAAAAAATTAAAGAAAAAAGTTTCACAATATGTGCTCCGTTGAATATTGTGAGTTATTTATTGAAAGCAAGTTATTCGGCAAAAAATCTAGCTCATGTCCGATTTTCCAAAATTTTGAAAATCTCATAAATCCATCTGATGGATTTTGATTCATAAAGTACCTACGATCAATGCTATTAGATAATAGACCAAGGTCACTTTCGACCATTTCTACTACTCGACTATTGCCATGCAATTTATACATCCACGCATCAATTTGACGACCGCCGCGAAAACCAGGATCATGTTTTTCTGCTTGCCAGCTAATTGTCAGAAACTTTTCCAGAGTTGGGTATATGCAGGGTATTATCGCACGTTGCCATCTACTGGCTCGCAGTCCAGATTTATTGAAGTCTTCGGACTTGGCCCTATCCCATAACAATGTTTCTTTCAGTGGTTTATTTTCCGGTTTATAAATCCATCTACAGACCTCATGACATTGTTTTACCATGAGTTCCGGCAGGTCCGGTGTATAGTAAAACAACACACTTTCTACATTAGACATGATGTCAGTAAAATGACTAGTGACAATGTTGACAACAGAATCTGCAATCACATTATACAAATTACCGTCTTTGGCACGGCATACAACAGGTTTGTCTATACCATAAACAATTGCCAATTTTTTACCTTGTTCGGCAAGATTTCTGAGATGTCTAAGATTATCTAGACTATGTCTGGTTGTACCGCTGAAATGTATCCAATGACTACTGCTTTCATATATCCAACTGTCACTTTTTAGTCTGAGAATATCGTTGAAATAGTCATTGATTGAAATTTTTATCTCTGGATTGGTCCGACTTAGTTTTCTAACCAATGGCATCTGCGCTAATAGAGTTTCAAGAACTGTATTCTCGGGACTTCTATCCTCTGTGTTTATTTTTAGATTTTTTATGCCACTAAGTGGTGCACTTGCAACAACTTCATCAATTTTGATATTATTATCTGTGAAACTTCTCAGCATGTTTGTGCTGTCAGCACCGCCACTGAGCATGAGTACCACATAGTCATGCTTGTCTCTGATTTGTTTGGCTCTGAGTTCATAGAGTCTTGACAACCCAATGTCTGGCTCTACTTGCCATTTTACTCGATCAAGTAAATCATCATGATAATGCCATTTTATTTCTGATCTACTTGAATTTGCAGCAAGTATTGCTTCTAGTTTGTTTAGATATATCTTGTTATTTACTATGTAATGTCCAAGATTACTCATTATGATTCTTCTCAATTTTGTCAAACACAATGAAATACCAGTTTTGGTTACTCCAATTCTTATAATAGTGCAATCGTGATAGCGCAAAGTCTACTAGTGTATTTTTAAATTGCAAAGGATTTTCAACATTTTCATCATCAAAAAACAACTCAACATTGTCCGGAATATCAAGATAAATGTGATACCGATTTAAAATATTCATGGATTTCACATGAATGTCATCATGATGCTTATTGATTGAGTCATTGGGTTTGAGTCGATGAATGTATGCCCTGCCAACTGCATCATCGCCCAAACACTCAAGTATAAAATTCCAAACATTGGGTAATTCGTTTCGTCTTTCTGTAATAAGCACATTTGTTTTTTCCGACGGCCAATTGAGGTGGACACTCTCGCCGTCTCGTAACCTTAACAACAAATTGGGTATTGGATAATGCTTGACCCAAAACTTCATGGGTAAATTCGATATTTCATCAGACAGTATTTGAATTTCTGGTTCAGTCAACGATCTAACAATGTTGGTTTCATAAACAGGCATGTTTTTTCAGTTTCAATAAAGCATGTTCAAAATAAAAATCACTAGGTAAACCGTATCTCAAAGTAAGGACATGTCGAGCTTGGGTATTATTACGATTATCAAAATCATGGTAAATGTCGGTATTGATCAACATCACAGAATTATTTTGAAACACTGCTGATTCAACTGCAGTATGATTATGCGAATCAAACTGTTCTAATTCTCTACTAGTACCACCAAGCGAATTTATTTCATAATGCGTAGCAACTTCATCTGAATACCAATGAGTTTCGCAAACACCATCTCCGGCATCTATAATGTAATTCATTGCATATCTAATGGTTTGGCCATCTTTGTGTGCGCGATAGTAATATCCGGCTTTAGTAGAGAATATACTGGCATACGGTCGCGAACACTTGTCTGATAAAAATCTCAAATTGCTTAGACTTATCAATTTTTGACAGTCATGGTGCAATAATCTAGAATGTTGAAAGTCCTCCGTGCCACGAATAAATTCGAATCGTTGCTCGGCAAGAATTTCTTGAGCTATCTGTATAATCTGCTCTGTGTTTTTATCTTCGATTAAACAATAGTACGGAGAACGGTCTAGAATAATCTTCATTTATATATTTATTTGTCGATTCGCTCAAATAAATAATATTATGCAAGGACTAGATAATACTCGCACACCATTCAAGTATTTAGATGAGTTTATAACTGAACCAAATTGGCAGCAACTTCATACTGATGTTTGTTTGGGAATTTCTCAGAGTCAATGGAATAAAAGATTTGTCAGCAGCGGCATTCACCCGGACTACGCTGACCGTGAAATAACTCCATACATGAGAAATATTGCGGATAATCTTGACTCATATAGTCGAGAAAAGTTTGTCAATCTACAAACCACTGACGAAAAAATCAAGTTTCTCACAGCCTGGGGACCAGTCCCACATCCCTTTTGGTTAGTGTATCTGAGAAATAACATTCGTCGTGAACGAACTGGTATATTCAACAAAAGTGTAAGTGCTGATTGCGAATGGACTGATAACAGTAGACATTTTACAACATTAGTAGAATTTATAAAATCTCTGCCGTTCTCAGAAATTGGCAGAGTAGTGCTGTTTATGACCGAGGCACGAAATCCTACTCTTCCGCATTTTGATGCTGCAGTGAGAAATGAAAGACCACACGACGACTTCGTTTGGTTTACAACTAAACCCAACACTAAAAAGATGTTTGTACTTGATGAAGATACAGGTATTCGTCACTATGCAGATCAAGACAGAAAATTCGTTTGGTTTAATGAAATGGATTATCACGGCACAGAATCGGTAGATCATTTCAGTTTCAGTGTCAGAATCGATGGCAAGTTTTTACCAGAAATTCGGCGGCAATTAATATGAATGTGATATTTTGGACTGGAGTGTTTGATTTAAAAATTAATTATCGAGCAATCGGGCCGTATCAACTGGCATGGTGGCTACGGCAAAATGATTTTAGTTGTCAAGTAATTGATTTTGTACATCATATGACCGCAGAAGATCTTGTCAAGATTACTAAAAAGTTTGTGACATCAGACACCTTATGTATAGGTGTTAGTTCTACTTTCTGGAGTGAATTAAATCCAAAAAATACTTTGACTCCCATGTCAAGGTACAAAGCTATCACTGTACCCGACAACATTAGACAGGCAATTAAAGAAATTAGAGATCAATATCCCAAACTAAAAATAGTATTAGGTGGTCATTCAGCAGATTTTATTGAAACAGAAGATTATCAACTATTTGATATGAGTCTGACCGGTGATGCAGAAGATTCGTTTTTAGAAATTCTGCAGTCATGGAAAAAGTCGCGCAGCATTTTCCATTCAGTATATAGAGGTAATAGACCTTTTGTTAATGCTGCACAGAACTTGAATTTTAAAATTGAACATCTACGACATAAATTTTTAGAACAAGACTGCATTATTCCTGGAGAAACACTACCCATTGAAATCAGTCGTGGGTGTATTTTTAAATGTGCTTTTTGTCAATATCCGCATATAGGTAAAACTAAATTTGATTATCTTAGACAGTTTGAATATATCCAGGAAGAATTAGAATACAACTATCAGACATTTAACACAACAAACTATTATATACTAGATGACACATTCAATGACAGTGATTATAAAGTCAAGGGTTGGTATGATATTACACAAAAATTAAACTTTAAACTTAATTTTACTGCATACCTGAGAGCAGATCTGCTGCATAGAAATCTAGGACATGCAGAATTACTTCGTGACTCAGGTCTGATGAGTGGTTTTTTTGGTATTGAAAGTTTTCATCCAGAGGCCAGTAGATTAATGGGCAAAGGCTGGAGCGGAAAACAAGGTCGAGAATTTTTATTAGAGCTATTGGATCTTTGGAAAAATGATGTGACTTTTCATACCAGTTTCATTGTGGGTTTACCGCCAGAAAAAATACAGGATTATTACTCAACATTGGACTTCCTTATGGAAAATAATTTTCATTCGTGGGTATTCAAATCATTGTTGATTACCCCGGGGTTCCGTTTAATGAATAGTGACCTTGACCGAAATCCCGAGAAATACGGTTTTACCTATGACGAAACAACACGAGAATGGCGCACAAAAATTATGTCGCGTCAAGTTGCCGACTTGCTGTCTAAGAGTTTAAATAGACATGGTCGCAACAAAATGAAAGTTACTTCATGGAAAGCTCTTAGTCTAATGAATACCGGATTGACAAAATATGAGCTTAATAATACTTTGGCCTCAACCCTTGATTGGTCTAAAATAACCGCCGATCAACAAAAATTTATAGACAGTTATAAACAAAAACTTATCAGTCTATAATAGATTGATCAACTATGGCATCAATGGCATATCTCACAGTGAGATTGTATCGATATTCTGTGCCGCCATTTACGACTGAATGTCTGATAAGATTATTGATTACATAAACTCCACCGACTTCTAAATGCTCAACTTGTGTTTGTGATTGTGAATATTTCCACATCATAAAAACCTTATCATTTGTTATAATAGGAATTTGCAATTTAATAATTTCTCTGAGACGATTGGCATTACTGGAATATGTCGATAGATCATTGTGCTCGGCCAAGTAACTCTTTGGACTCATTCGAGCAATATTTGTAACCGCATCGTATTTTATTTTTATCAGTGATGATAAATCCATTTTAACAAGATCTAATAACTCACTGTCTAATTTGTCACTGACTTGAATAATACTAGCAGGAAAATCTCTACAGACTTCATAATTTAAATTTACAATATTGTGGGAAAGTTTGAACAAAGTGTCGGGATGTAAATTTCCTATACGCTTACAGTGAAATTTATGATTCATACAGGGTTTAATTCGGGATTATATCGTGTGTTAATTATGCAATTATCTTTGGCTTTATGCCGTTCAACAAAATGCCAGTAATAATCAAGTGCAAGTTTTTTAGATATACCACGGAAGGGCCGCATATGCCTTACATCAAAGCCACTGTCATATATTCCACGCCCAAGATCTGTTTTTTCATTGTCTGTCCATTTGCTGCCGTCCGACAATGTTGCGGTACGATCAAAAATGTCTGATAAAATCTCTCTGCTACGCCATATTTCAATGTAATCAATGCTTTGACTTAGGCGATTGTAGGCCTTGACTCGCCAAACTAAATTTCCGTTTTCTGCACTTTCATCAAATACTTTATTATGATTACGCCATGTATCGCCAAGATGTTGTGTGCGTGTTCTGACATTAAGCCCGCGGTTGTTTCCTCCGGAGAAATAATTCTCAACAAATTCTGTGTTATGTGTGCGATGCTGAATCCATAGATATCTCACAGCATATTGGTCAATATCGTCAGGCTCGATTAAGATTTCAAGATCCCGGTGGTCTTGTGTTACAAAATTTATTGCAGATACTAACATCATTTACTGCCTATATTTAACAATGGAAGAAATATTCTGCAGGGATCGTACTCCCAGAATTTGTTACTGATATCAGTGCCAAAATCAAAAGAACCCGGGTCGTGATGATGATTATTATGCCAACCTTGACCCCATGCAAGATAACCCAGAATGCAATTATTTTGTGAGTTATCTCGTGTGTCAAAATTACGATAACCAATCAAACTCTTTCTGTGTCCGACGATGTTCACTGTATTATCCTGAATCAAACTCAGTGCAGTCGGCAAACAGATCAGTGCTAGTGCAAGTTTCCAATCAAATACAGCAATAATCAACGGTGTCAAATACTGTATCTTCAAATGATTACGATGGAACCACTGATGATTTGATTTTCTCAATAGATTACCGGCATATCTAAGACTAATACCAGGATTGTTCTCAGTAATTTTCGTAGTCCAACCAAAGAACGCATGATAGATACCGTGAATTGGACTATGAAGATCACGATTAGTATCACTGTGTCTATGATGATATCCACGATGTATTGCAGTCCAAGTGATGCTAGAACCTTGCCCACTGAGTGCCCCACAAAATAATAGTATATTTTCTAGCCAGGATTTTAGATTGGTATGAGTATTATGGCTAAACACTCGATGATATCCGACTGCCACCCCCATGCCACTGATCATAATCCATCCAATCAACGTAAAAAGTAGATAATACAGTGGTAAAGTTTCATTGATGAATAATAGTATTGTCAGTGCGCCAAACAACATACTAGGTATAAAACTGAAATAACTGTATTTAGAAATGTTTGTGAACATTTATAATTGCTCCGATAATAATGAAATAAAGTTTTGTTTGACTAAATCGAATGTTAAAAAATAAACATCAACATCACTATTATTTTTTACAGAATGAAACTTTTTATGATCGAACTTTATTATAGAGCCTGGTTCAGATTCAATCTTATTTTTTTCTGAGAGAAAATCAGTCTGTGAATTTAGCATGTTTATATTATAGACGTATCTGTCTATATAACTATGATATGCATAGTTATCTCTATGATATTTTACTTGACTATGCCCAGAAATGCGCCAAAGACTAACTTTGCCAAACAATAATTCTGCATCAGTCACTAAACCACGAAGATAACAAAAAAATGTAAACTCCTCTTGATTGGACAAATATTTATTGTTTTCTTCTATTTGTTGTTCAAAGCTGCTAAGAACAACACTAATACTGTCTATTTTAGAAAAACGATGTTGAAAGCAATTTCTAAACAGTAGTCGATTTGTTGTGTCTGGGATCCTCAGCCAAGTGTATTTTTCAAATCTAATATTATCCAACAAAATGTTCATGAAGAATATTTATTATAAATACTAACATGAATAAAAAAATGTTGATAGTCGGGGCAAGTAAAGGCATAGGTAAAGTATGTGCAGAATATTTTTCAGAAAAATATTCTGTGACTACCTTGGCAAGAACCAACGCAGATGTTCTCGGTGATATCTGTAAGTCTGATTTTCGAGATTTACTAATAAAAGATTATAAACCCGACATTGTTGTTATTTGCGCTGGAAAGATATCCAACTCTGTTACTGAAACACTTGAACTGAATTATGTTGCCGCTGCAGATTTGATTTCAAGATTCTATAATTCATTGGATGCCGGCAGCGTTATAATCAACATATCCTCGATTGCAGCCCTGATGTCCAACGGCCATAAAAACATCACTCAAGACCGCATAAATTATAATAACAGTAAAAATGCAATCAGTAATTTCTGTATCTGTCTCAGTAGAAGTAGAACTAGAGATATCAGGGTAACAACGCTAGAACCAGACATTGTAATGCCGACAGATTTCAATGAGTTTACGAAACGTCCGGTAAGTGAGTCGAGATATACTAACTATAACTTCAATGATTTTACGCCGATAAAACCCATAGATATCGCTAAAACCATTGAATGGATTCTAGCACAACCGAGATATATCAACATATCTAGAATCACTATGAACAATCACTTTCTTTCTAAATAATCTAGATATTTCCGCCAATCGGCAACTGTTCACGATATTTTTGTTTTAGAAAGGTGCATCGAACTACAGTTTCCACTGGTAACAATACACGGTTGAATAGTACATGCCAATGCTGAGTGTACAAGCACTTGTGTTTTTCTGGCACAAGATATTCATCAAAATAATCATAACGTTCATTGGTGCGCTTATTGAAAGCAAATCTGCGAAGAAGTCGTGAATTTTTCACATTCCATAGTGTATAAAATTTCAAACGACCTTCAGATTCCATGTGGTCAATCATTTGATCCAGCAGTGCCCGAACCACAGTTCTACCGTCGTTGCTGCGAATTTGAGTGCCATACCAACTTGGTTCATCAATGCTTTTGTAAGCACTAATTATGCCGACGATTTCATTATTTTCGAATGCACCAAATGCAACATAGTTCTTCAAATCTGCTAGATAAGCATTACAGAAATTGTGATAATACTGAGTATTTTGATCATGATTTGCTGTAGGACTTCGATAAAATCCAGATATATCATGTCCGCCCATGTATTTTTGGTTCATGAATAAACCTTGACAGATGTTTCTATCCTGATAATCAAGTTTTCTAATCTGCATTATTCTATACCTCTAAGTTGTTGAATCACTTCTTCATACTTAATACCATCAAGACTTGGTTCAAGTCTTGGTAATACCAGACTGGCCGTGTCACGATAGCTTTGATGATTAAATGCTAGTAAATTTTCAAAACCATGAGTTTTGCGTTTCTCAGTTACATAAGGACAAAGTCTTTTCAATATTCGATTTTTACTGCTGACACTGGTCAGTTTGTAATTATATTTCTCAGTGACTAATTTGACGATTTCTGTATCTTCAAGATAACACAGTAATAGTTCAGGAGTATAACTAAACCATTCATTGACCAATGGTAGATTGTATTTAATTGCAAATCTCATAGCACTAGCATCTTCGTTTTCACGAAATGTCCAATACCAATAGCTATCATTTTTTGTGACATTTCTGGTCAGCAATGCTTCTCCGCCCATTACACCCGCGCTCTGTAATCGATTCAAAAGAAAATAACACATATTGTAAGTAATCTGTGTACATTGAATTCCACTGCCAAACTCGCTGGCTTGACCAGAATAATAAAACTCACGGATATCAAAATCAATTATATCGTGTTTGAGATCTAGCTCTTTGGTTATTCTCTTAGCTTCTTCGACATCGGTGAGATTATAATCTCCTACGAATCTTGCTGTGACACAGTACGGCTTTATACCGATACTAAGGAAATTGTGTGCTACAATTTCACTGTCTGTACCGCCGCTTAGTAATAAAATAAAATCATTGCCAAACTCTCTATAAACTAAATCAGCTGTTCTCTGTAATTCAGTTTCAAAATTAGTTTTAGCATAATGTTGAGGATCTATTTTGCCTACTTCGACAGTAAATTTATCAATAACTGATTCCCTAAATCCGTACTTTCTATCTCCAATACTGTATGATAGATGATTTTTGTCTGTGAAATTCATAGAAATTTTTGGTTGAATAACGCATAGATAGTGAGACTATCTCTAAGGAAATCAGTGGTCAACATTATACTCAGCTACCAATTGTTCAGTATTGTATATATTTCGGCGGCCGATTGGTATAAATTTTTTATAGATACTTGGCCAATTACTGTAAAGAGCGGTGCTTCGCTTGTTGTATGCACGCTCAAAGAAATCATAAATGGCTCGATTATAGTCATTGCAGCAAATCCATTGATGTGGAAATCTCTGAGTATTTTCTAAAATTCTAGGAAGTATATGTTTGGCCAATGGATATGTTGCACGATATTTTGGCAAAACAAATGCTCTACTTAACAAAATTGCTGTATCTTCAGTATAGGCATTCCATCCGGCACTACAGACATATTCGTTGTCAATCTCTAATACATAGTAGCATCCATTGAGATATCTACCTGCATTGAGAATTTGCCAAAAATTGCCCATTATATTTTGGCATTGCGGTGAATAGTTATTGTAGTATGGCTCGTTGGGATCTATTGCAGAGAACACTGAATATAACAGCTCGATTCCCCTAGGTGAATCATCAGATGAATGAATTTCATAAACCATGTTACTTAATTACTTAATTCCTAATATCATAAATCTATTATAGGATAATGTGACATAATCAAAAAATTTTTGGCCGGTGAACAACTCGGAACTCATAGGATATTTGTCCAAAAAATCTTCAAAAGAGGGCGAAGGATTAGAGATCAGCCAAGGAGGCCCAGAATCAACAATGTCGCTGCTTTGTACACAAACTAATGTTCCAGATTTGACATAATCAAACCAGTCCGAGCTCATATGTTCACTACTGGTGTTAATCACTACATCAAATGGGGTGAGATCGACTTTATTAACATCGGCTATATTATGACTAATAGATCCGTCCAAACACCAACTGTCACAGATGCGATCAGCCGTTGATATTGCAGTGGCATCTAAGTCATAACCTGTTATTCTATGAATGTTACCACGCGCTCTGAGAATAAATCCCAAAGCATTATACCAACAGCCTAAGATAGCGAGACTACGCCGATCTTGAAGATAAGGTTCTATTGTTTGGCATAACCATATTTTACTTAATATTTGTCCATGGCTGAAACTATCGGCATTGAAATTAACTATATCGGTCATTGCTGTAGATATTTCCATTTAATAGTTTTGCTATACCCAAATTCCATGATATAGCACTTTTGCTGATTTTGTTGTGTTGCCGAATTAACTCAACTCGATATTGACTTTTGTTGAAAACAGATTTAGGAAGATTTTCCCAGCCCGAATTTCGCATACGGACTTCAAAGGTATAATTGCTGAGTTTTTGATAGAGATTTTTTTTGAATATAGGCAAAGTTCTGTCGTTTAAAATGAAATTTTGTTTATATAATTCTATATGAGCACTGATCAGTGATCTGTTTATGTTGTAACTGTAATTTAAAAGATTGCCGATACCATTTATAGAATTATCAGCAAGAAATCTGTCATAGCAGCTATACTCTAATCTATGTGGGCTTAAAATAGGTTCATCGACCCAGGGCCAACTATATTCGCCTGCCAAAATAGGAAAATTATCACATTGCTCAAACATCCAAAAATGTGTGGCCACATGAGGTTGCTGAATATAGTAGTCTAATAGATAATCTTGATAACGACCACTTTCAAAAAATTTTTCAATATCTAATTCTATAAATCTCTGCTCTATGTTATTTTGTCTACAGAATTTTTCACTGTAATACAAATCATGTGTATTAATAGGATATCCTCTACACATAAGTTTCATTGTAACAGCAACAACAGGATAACCGAAATTTTTTAAACTAACCAATACGAATTCGCTATCCAGCCCACCACTATACAATAATTCTATTTTAGAAAAAACAAACTTTTCTAAAATTTGTCGAAATGACTCATCAAAATTGTCTGGTGATAAACTTTTATCTTGTAAATGACAATTATAAGCGATAAGATTAGCAGCTATAGTTATAGTGTGCTGTTTATAATCAAGTAGCCCGTCGGACCATGATATAGAATGAGACATAATTGGGAGTATTTATAAAATACTCCCAATTGTCTGAGATTTAATAGTAATTTTTGTGGTTATTTTGTAAATGACGGGCACGAAGTTCTGCAATTTCAGTTAAAAAACCACTGATAGTGTTAAATATTCTTTTTAAAGTTTCCATAATCCTGAATTTTTCCTTTCATAATTTTTGATTAAGCTGTCGACTTGACTATGCGTTAAAGGATTGTGTCCTATGATATATCTTTCAATTTCATTGACAGAAATGGCATTTCCTAGTATTCTGCTTGAGATTTTGCCGACAATGTAGAAAATTTTATCTATAAATTTCATACATACTTATTTATATTGCATTGCACAAATTGTCTAAAAATGATCAAATTAGCTTGTAAATTGCCCAGGAAACTAACTATTGCTGTCAGTGGTGGAGTAGACAGTATGGCAGCACTGGATTTTCTCAATAGAAACCATGATGTTACTGTAGCTTTTTTCCATCACAATACAGAAAACAGTGACCGTGCCTGTGAATTTCTAACAAAATACTGTCATTCAAAACAGTTACCTTTAATTTTAGGGTGGTATAGTAAAGATAGACCACAGGGACAAAGCCAAGAAGAACATTGGCGAATTCAGCGTTACCAATTCTTAGAAGGAATTCAAATGCCTGTAGTTACTGCACATCACTTAGATGACTGTGTAGAAACCTATGTTTGGAGTATGTTGCATGGTACTGCGAAAACTGTACCATTGCGTAGAAACAATGTAGTGCGGCCTTTTTTATTGACCAAAAAACAAGAACTACAGCAATGGTGTCAGCGACACAGTATTCCCTGGTCCGAAGATCTCAGCAATCAGGATTTACGATATCAACGCAATTATGTTAGACATCAGCTTATGCCACATGTAAGGCATGTCAATCCTGGAATTGATCGTGTAGTACGCCGTGTTGTAGAACGACAATTGGTAGAACAGGCTTTGGGGTTTGAAGATAAATTAGTTGACAGCAGTTTTTAAAATAGATATAATAGCGATGTTGTTGCAATCGCCTCTATAGCTCAATAGGTTAGAGCAGAGATAAATAGTGTTTATGAAAACCAATAAACGCCTTTGCTCTTGTACTATCTGTAAAAATGTTTTGACATCGAATAATTTACCTATACACTATAATTCAAAACAGTGTCGAACTGGTAAGTTGTTTAGTTCACCTAGAGAGAAACAAGAAAGAAGTTTGAAATGTAAATTTTGCGATAAAATCGGGTCTTCAATGAACAGTATTACTCAACACGAGTTATATTGTAAATCGAATCCTGAAAAAAAAGTTAAAAAATCTTCTTTTGGTATGCTTGGTAAGAAAGGTAGCAATCAGTTTGCTAAAGCAAAAAAGATGGGACTACCACTACCGGAAGTAAGTGAGAGAACTCGACTAAAAATTAGTGAAGCAACGAAAAAAGCAAACGAAACAAGATGGGCCGATCCGGCGATAAGAAAAAAACACGCCGAAGCTATGCGTCGAGCTGTCAATAACAACCCAGACTCGTATACTAGTTCTAATCGTGGAAGAGTCAAACAAATAGAATATAAGGGAATAAAATTTCAGGGATCGTGGGAGTTAGAATTTTACAAATATTGTGAAGCTAATTCTATTGAATGTTTTCGAAATACAGAAGGATTTAAATATGTTTGGCAAGGTGAAAGAACTTACTACCCGGATTTCTATTTGCCAAAGTATGATAGTTATGTCGAAGTTAAAGGATACAAAACTGAAAGAGATGAAGCAAAATGGAAACAATTCCCCAAGAAATTATTGATAATTGATAAAAAAGATATTGACAACATTAAAAAAGGCATATATAATTTAATTGTTGTGAAATAAAAAGTAAACAAAATACACTCCGAACGCCGTATAGGTTGCAGGCACCGGCCTCATAAGCCGGCAACGAAAGTTCACTGTCGGTTCGAATCCGACTCGGAGTACCAAAAATGCCGGTATGGGGGAATAGGTAGACCCAGTGGATTTAAAATCCACCGCTTGATAGGCGTACCAGTTCGAATCTGGTTACCGGCACCATATTGAAACGCATTACGAAAGGAGCTGGAAGGCGCACAACTCCGCGGTAAGTGATACCGGCCGGCAGAGCAGGTAGTGTGTTTCAATATGGTTTCTTAGTTGTATTGTTTTGGAAAAAGGCTGTGTTCACCAGCCTAATGCACTGTCAATGTCTGCTCTGTCTAGCTAGCATCAGATACACAGTTCGAAATAACGAAATCGGGTAGCGACCGCAAATCGTCCGTATAAGTTATTAGGTTAAAAGCAAACGGCAGTAGGGTGATTGCTGCCCATAACAAGACAATACAACTAAGAAATGAGTGAGCGGCAAACCGTAAGTGCCTGTGCTATGATTTTTTTACAATAAATACAGTTATGAAAATAACCGCAATCCTGAATGAAACAAGAGAGCCAGGTCAGTATGTGTACCATGCTTCTTATTTGCCGAATCTAGAGCAAGGGCTTTTAAGCATCTTAAAGAAGGGGCTTCGACCTAGCTCTACAGGGTACGCAGGACCAGGAGTATATTTTGCCTATACCCCCGAAGGTGGTTACTATCATGTCACCAAAGAAGAATCTACTTTGTTTAGAGTTCGATGGAAAGATTTGGTGGATCTCTTTGGACTTTATCCACACAATCCCCGTGGGATTCAGCGTGACAATGAAGAAATAGTCGTACCTAGAACGGTACCTGCTGATCTACTTGAAGTGGAATATTTCGATGGGGAATGGTGGGATATAAATAGTGCTTTCCTAGCCAGCAAAGGACCTCCTCGATACTAACAGGTTTAAGGCAGGATTTTTTATTCCATTTGTTTAAAATAACGAGTTCTATTGGGGTATGGTGTAATGGCAGCACATCGGATTTTGATTCCGCTTGTCTAGGTTCGAGTCCTGGTACCCCTACCCGATGTGAGTGTGACCCGAATGGCCAGGGAGCAGATTGCAAATCTGTTTTATGTAGGTTCGAATCCTATCGCTCACTCCATTTTCTTTGTTATTGATGTTTAAAATACTGATTAACTTCACTACTGGTAAATAACTGTATGAAACTGACCAAAACTATTGCTGCAATTATATTAGGTTGTTCCATGACCTCAGCTTATGCGCTCAGTGAGCGTGGACAAGGCGTCTTACAGGGTCTTGTAGGTGCATGGGTAATTGGTCGAGTTATTGAATCTGCCAATCAACCGCAGCCCGAATATTATGCACCACCTCCGGTCTATGTTTATCCTGCACCCCCTCCTCCTCCCCCTCCTGTTTACTATTACCGTCCCACTTGCTATCAGACTCCATACTATGATCATTGGGGTAGGATTGCCTATTATAGACAAGTCTGCAGATAATTGTTGACAGACATCTAATAAAAATATAAAATTTTATAGAGTTTGCCACCGTAGCTCAGTGGATAGAGCAACTGCCTTCTAAGCAGTGGGTCACAGGTTCGATTCCTGTCGGTGGTGCCAAACAAATAGTAAATATCATGTACCAAGTTACAAAATTAGATCAAAGATATACCGGGTTTCCTGAGTTTCAATATAGTCTAGATTGTCGGCATAGATTTCTTTCTAAACCACACGGACAAATTAAAACTTACAGAATTATTTCCACAGAAGAAATAGCAACTAATTTTACTCGACTAGTACATTGGGCATGGGAAACTTGGGGACCTAGCATGGAATACAAAATCAGAGAAGACTTATCTGATGAATTTCGTAACCAAGATTGGTGTTTTATTTCTGAAAAATTCCGCGTATTAGTAAGATCCACTGCTCAAATTGAGTGGTTTAAATTAAAGTGGGCATATAATGAAAAAGACTTTTAAAAAATTTGAACCGTTAAATGAATCTGCTAGATCCACAGTACAACTCTTACTGGATCGAGGCGGACATGTCTTGGTTGACAGAAAAGAATACATTGAGATACAAAGACTAGAAAGTGTTGCCAAGGTAGATCGCTTGGGTCGTGTAGAATGGCGGCCACAATCATGAAACCAAAATTCATAACGGCCTTCATGGATGTGGCTGAACGGTTCAGTCAGCTCAGTTCAGCGATGCGATTACAGGTAGGTGCGATTATTGTCAAAGATGATAGAATTATTTCCATTGGCTATAACGGTATGCCAGCAGGCTGGGATAATACCTGTGAAGAGGTAGTTGATGTTGCAAAAACAGATCCTCGTTATGACAATAACAACTTCACTAAGGAATTGAAAACCAAACCCGAGGTCTTGCATGCCGAACGGAATGCCATAGATAAGTTGGCAAGAACAACAGAATCGGGGCTGGGTGCAACAATGTTTATTACCCATGCACCCTGTATGGAATGCTCCAAAAGTATCTATGGGGCAGGTATTCAACAGGTCTATTATAGACATCAATATCGCAACACAGATGGTTTAGAATTCCTTGCTCGATGTCAAGTTTCAGTAACACAAGTAGAGGGCTGAAACTATGCCAATTTATTTGCCTAAAGACTCTATCCTTGATCTTATCAATCACAGGAATCGTATTTTTCAAGAACATAAAACAGCATTCGACAAACACAAAATAGACATTCTCAGTAACGACATTTTGAGCAGTTTGTCAATGTGGGAAATCATCAGTCAATATGATCCCGATTACCAACCTAATTTTCATAGAAATGGCGAAGACGGCCGCAGCCGGTCTGTTCTGATTGAACGCAAATGTGCAACTAAAATGCCGACACAGAAAGGTACAGTAGGTAATAGCGGCTGGCAATTTCATGCACAGGAAACTGATAAATCCTCTAGATATATCTTTGCAGTTAGGCGCAAAGATAATCTTGCTATCGTGCGGATCTATGACATCAGCACTGCCAATGGGATCTCGGTGGTCAAAAATTGTCTAGATCGAGAACGACAAAAATGGATAGCCAAAGGCAAACCCAACCACGACGCTATCGTAGTACCAGAAAAATTGCTGAAAACTCTTAGACCTGTTAAAATAGAAATTATTAACCATTGCACTGTGATACATCTCTAATATGGTATTTTCTCGTCAGGACTTTTTAAAATTATTCAATTTGCCTAAGCCATCCTTTGAGCAATTCTGTCAACAGATTGCTGTTCTCGACATTTCGGATACATCTGGTAGCTTTGCTGTCAGACAAGATCTTGACAGTTTTATTGCTAGAGTATCTAAAAAAGATAATCGTCAACATCGTTTGATGGAATTCAAACAAAAACTCTATGAGATCTTAGTCACCGATGCAGAAGAAAATCTGTCAGTATGGTTTGACAGTCAAGCAGCATTAAAAGAATCTATCGATTTTTACTTTGATATCCCACATGCAGACTGTTTTGATGGTCGGGTGTTTTCTGGACGCACAAATGCCAAGTATGGGAGACTATGTAAAAACATAAACTTTGTTGATTATTTCAATACAAAAAAATGGTACAGCCAAGACAGTGAATATGTCTTTGGACTGCTAAAGGTCATGATGGAACAATTCCGTCTAAGAAACAGTTTGGTCGGTCCGGCATTCTTTGATCAGATCTGTCGCTATAACGGAGATAGCAGAGACTTTTGGCGCGCATTTATGATGGGTGCAAATAGACCCAGTACTTTTAATCCTGCCACATATAAAAGTATCTTAGACAATCTTTTCACAGGGCAAACACTTTTTGCTCCGGTCATGGGGTGGAATGCCTATCAACTGGCTTTCTATAGCAGCAAATTTACTAGATTTGTAGCAACTGATGTCATTCCGGCAGTAGTAGAGAATGGCCGTAATCTCGATATTGCATACAGAAACTATCAACATCGTAGCCTATTGGTTTTACCAGAGCGCGAAGTGGATCTTTATCTTTGCCCTAGCGAACAACTTGATCAAAGACATAATTTCATTGATAGATATCGCAATCAAGTTGATGCTGTGCTTCTTAGTCCACCCTACTTTGATTTAGAAATTTACAATAGCGAAGATCAAAGTATCGATAATTTTCCCAACTATCAAGATTGGTTGGAAGGCTATTGGGCCAAGACAGTAGAACTGTGTCGAGCTGTTATGCGACCCGGTGCCAGATTTGGTTTTGTTATCAGTAACTATCGCAATGCAGAAAAGAAAGTCACAAACATCAGCGAAGATATGCGACAAGTTGCCGAGCGTTTCTTTTCCGGATATAAACACTATCAGGTACAATGGAGTGCTATTGGCGGCAGTAGACAAGCCAAGAAAACCCGAGGTGGGAATTTCGAAGATCTTTGGTTGTTTGAAAAGCAATGACTCAAGATCTTCAATTATACTGTAATTGTATTGCGGCCAGATCAGCTCGGCATCGACAGTTCAATCAGCGAGATATTATTTGCAATGCAGCTTCACTGGATTCGAGACAGCGTAAACTCTATCAACTTCAAGATTGTATCTTAGATGACAGTGGCGAAAATATCAGCGATCTAAATAGATATTTTGGGGATCTTACTGGTTTATATTGGGTTTGGAAAAATACTTATCACGAATATTTGGGCACTAATCAATATCGAAGATTTTGGAATGATCAAGCAGTTAATGATCTCAAGTTAACAAAGAATACCCTGTATGTCTATAAAATTGATCTACAAGAGAATATAGTAAATCAATTTAGTTATTTCCATGGGTCTACTATGCTGCAGATTTTATATGAAGCGGCTCGACAAAATAAAATTAAGATCACTGATCAACAGGTTAGATCCATGGAGAATCTCAATTATATCTTTGGCTGCAACATGTTCTTTTGTGATAGGTCTTTGTTTGATAGATTGTGTGCTCTAATGTTTGAAATGTTATTTGAGATCTACGAAGGTAGTAAATATGCATTACCTTATATAGATCACGGTCGCTATAAAAGCTCAAGGCTAATTGCTTTTTTGTCAGAGCGATTAATGACTATCATTGCTAATAACAGTCGACATTTCCTAGGACCCATAGATATTGTACCCATTGATGTAAGAGTAATGTAATGAACGACAGTTTAGAACAATTTGCTAAGAAGTTTAATCCGAAATATATCAGTGATTACAGAAATTTTCAGCCTGGTCGAGACAAAGTTCTTTATTCAGGACCTTATTGGGATAACAAAGAAATCACTGCTATATTGCAGTCGGTCTTAGAAGGCGATTGGATAGTTAGCGGAAACAAAGTCGAAGAGTTTCAACAAAAATTTGCAGACAAATACCATGTAGCACGAAGCCATATGGTCAATAGTGGTAGCAGTGCTAACCTAGTAATGATTGCAGCACTAAAAAAACGATTTCGTTGGCAAGATCAAGACGAAATTATTGTCAGCCCTGTGGGCTTTCCTACTACAATTGCACCTATTGTTCAAAATCAACTTCGACCCAAATTTATTGACATTGAATTTTCTACATTGAACTTTGATATTGATCTGTTAGAAAATGCAATTACTAAAAAAACACGAGCTATATTTGTTAGCCCTGTGTTAGGTAATCCACCAGACATGGACAAGTTGGTTTCAATTGCAGATCGACACAAACTAGTACTGATCGGCGACAACTGTGATAGTCTAGGATCACTATACAAAGATCGATATGTCAATGAGTATTATACAGCATGGTCTTGTAGTTTTTATCCAGCCCATCACATCTGTACAGGGGAAGGTGGTATGGTCTGTAGTAACGATCCACATCTCATAGATCTTGCTAGAAGCTTTAGTTGGTGGGGTAGAGATTGTTATTGTACTGGACAAAACAATACCTTGGCCTGCGGTACCTGTGGTAAGAGATTCAGTTACTGGTTGGAAAACTATGATGGCATCATTGACCACAAATACATTTATAGTAATATGGGCTACAATCTCAAGCCGTTGGATCTACAAGGTGCCATTGGTCTAGAACAATTACTGAAAGTCGATGACATTTGCCGTCTAAGAAGGCAACATAAAAATCTTATAGAATCGTGGTTAGTTGCTCATATTGGATTAACACCAGTCTCCACAGTGGAAGGTGCAGATCCAAGTTGGTTTGGTGTTCCGGTTGTCTGTAGGGATCAAAATGAAAAAGAAATGCTGGTAGATCATTTTGAATCACATAATATTCAAACTAGAAATTATTTCGGTGGTAATATATTGTTGCACCCTGCTTACCGACACCTAGCTGACTACAAAAAATATCCCCAGGCCAACAAGACTTTAGATCTTGTGTTCTTTTTGGGTTGTAATCCTGGCTATACCCCTCAAGTTCTAGACTACATCAAGACCGTAATAGAAAAATGGTAAATCTTTTTGGTCGAGGATTCGTCGGCAATCATTATGACAGATTGTTTCCTTGTGTAGTCAACGACAGGAACGATTCAGTTCCACAAATACAACAGGGGCAAATTCTCTATACCATTAGTACTGTAGACAACTATAATATTTTAGATAATCCCTATATTGACATCGAAACAAACTTGACAAAACTGATTTCAGTTTTAGAACATTGTCGAACAAGATCAGTGGTTTTTAATTTTGTCAGTAGTTGGTTTGTCTATGGTGATGCCGAATTACCATACAAAGAAGATTCGGATTGTCGACCACGAGGTTTTTATAGTATTACAAAAAGAACAGCCGAGCAACTTTTGATTGAATACTGTAATCAATTTGGTATTCATTGGCGTATACTGAGATTAGCCAATGTAATTGGTTCAGGAGATCAAACAGTATCTCTGCGGAAAAATGTTCTCACTTATATGATAAGACAGTTAGTTGACAATCAAGATATCATAGTGCACAAATCTGGGGAATTTCTACGGGATTATATACATGTCAACGATGTGGCACATGCTATAGATTTAGTCTTAAACTGTGCACCTATTAACAGCATTTACAATATCGGCAATAATAATTCCATGAAGTTTATTGATTTGCTGCAGTATGCTCACAATAAGATAAGATCCCGAAGTCAAATTATCAAAAGTGCCAACGGATCTACGCAGGATATGATTATGTTCTGTGACAAATTATTTTCTTTAGGTTATCGACCTCGGTATACAGTCTCAGATTGCATTGATGAATTAATAGCTGAAGCACAATTAATAAATAATGTATAATTTAGTCCTGAGGTATATAATATGTCTTGGGTTTGGGTATTTTCGTTTAGTGTTTTGGGCACACAGAGTGAATCGGGCACATTTGGAGCTTATGAATCCCGTGCAGCATGTGAAATAGGTCTACAGCAGAAGAAGTCTAGTATGCAACAACAAAACAAGACTTTAGTAGGAACCTGTTATATTACTCAAAAAAAGTTATAAATAATTATATTGTTGTGTGAAGGAAGTCGAAAGACGAGCAAGACGAGGAGGGCAGTACTCCTCCGGGTCCACCAGAAAGTGTACTGTGATAATATCTGAAGCTCGAACATCAGATGAGAGCAGAACTTGTGTGTTGATATGTCGTAAGACCAGGAGCCAAGACAGTATACTTCCTAATGGGCCCGCAACAGTATCGATTGGCGTGTAATAGATGACTGGACAACACGGTAATGCCGAAGCCGTAATAGAAGCAAAAAAGTATCTGCAAATGATGATACATTCATTGGAGACCTCAAGCTAGCCGCTTGAACTTCACGGGGTTGACTACCTTGTAACCCAATAGTCAAAAGGCACCTTCGGGTGCCTTTTTATTTGACTGAGTTTTTTAATTCGTCGTAGATTTTTACAATGTTTAATTGACTGGGATCGGATCGTCGATCTGAAGGCACTGGCAATTGCTGCCATTCTTCTTCAGACAGATCACAGGCAATAAAAAGTTCGTATTCATGACCATCACTGGTGTAAAATGTCACTGTTTCCATCCCGATTGCACTGCGAGCTGCGGATTCAGCAGCACGAGCTAATTGTCTTAATGCCTGTGGTTCGGCAACGATATAAGCTCGAGACTTTG